ATATCCAAGGTGATGCGATAACGTTGCTTCTGTGCCTGTTGGTAGATAGTGGGCATGATTCTCCGAGTGGTGTGATGTTTTAACAGTGTAGTATCAGCGTGTCTATATGTCAACCTCACAACGGTTATTTATGAGGAAGACTTATAGTTTTTGCGTGTCAAGTCCCTGAAAAACTTATGCGGGGGTGCTTGACTTTTCTGCGCTCTTGTGATAGAGTGCGGGCTAAGATCACAAGACCCAGAAGGTTTTAGAGAGACATAAAGTGACTGCAAAGATACTCTGGAGACCCTCTAGATACCCTCTTAAGTAACTTCTTCTTCATAATGTTAGACTCGATACAAACAAGCAAAATACATTTAAAAAACCTTTTTTAATATAAAAAAAGAGCAATCCTTATGTATAATGGCACAAAAGGACTGCTTTTTGGTTGTTTGCTACCTATCAGAAGTTAAGGCAAAAGATGTAACCTCCGAGGTCAACATAGTCATGGGAGAGTTCATTCCAGGTTGCTTCCCAGTCAACACAAACGAAAGCAGGAATGTCGAGACAGTAACAATCAGTAGTGAGTTGTTCTGCAAACTCTGCACCTGACATTTGACCTTGGTAAGCATCAGTAAAGGAGTCAATACTACCTTCACCGAAGTATTCAATAAACTCCTCAATAGCAGCAGCGGGATAGTCTTCCAAGAGTTCATTGATAGTCTCTTGGTTGTTAGTATCCTCTGCAATTACTTCGTCTTGTTGTTCAGCAACGGCAGCAGTGATGATACCTTTTGCTTCCATAATAGACTCATAAAATGCAGTGAACTTTGCCTTTCCATCTACTTCATAACCACAGGCGCGGCACATATCAACTCGGGACATTCCTTGTTGAGTGTAGAGTGAAACAGCGTTGAGAAGTTCTTGACCTTTGAGCATGAGATGAATGGTTGCTTACGTTATTGGAACACTTTGGAGGTGAGTAACTTTCAGGGAGTAGAAAGTTCTTGTTGTTGTAACATCAACTGTTCTTCTGTAACTTCATCTACACTCTCTTGAATGACTTGATAGATGTAATCAATGTTCCCTACATCATCAAAAATACGTTCAATGACTTCAGGATCTTCTACAACATTATCATAATCAAACTCACCATTTTCATCCTTCAAATGACAATCTTCTTTGGTGTAAATCCATGCCGCACAATGTGCATTTTCACCTTGTTGTTCGATGAGTTGATTAACTCTTTGTTGCAGTTCTTTGAGTGTGTAGTTCATCAGAAATGTTCAGACGTAATGTTGTGCAAGGGGAATGACATTTGAGTCTTCTACAATAAACTTACCCCATCGGTGATAAGTGTTACCCATTTCACCTTCCCACATGATGTCATGAATTAAGTCACCAGATGTTGCAGAAGTGAATGTACCTTCATAAGGTGCATTGTAGTGTTTTGTGAGAACTTTGAGAGCAGTAGTCTTATCCATACAACTACAACACTTTCGAGGTGAGTAACTTTAATCCTCCAAAAGATGCGGATAATTGTATTCAACTTCTGTAAGCAATTCATCAACTGAATACTTATCAAACTCCACACTCATCATATCATAAACAAGTGCCATCAAATCCTTGAGATCCATACTATCAATCATCTCGTTAATATAAGCATCCTGAAGTACATCGCGGTCGATGATTTTGTCGTTGGTTTGTGTCATGATAATAGAGAGACAATAATAACAATAATAGACAGAAAATATAACATCAGCACATCATCGGCATATACTCTGATCGTGGCATTTTGTCTGTATTGAAACCAGTAACTTCCGCACCTTTGTTGATACGAGCACTCCAATCATATTTTGCATCAGTTGCAAGAACTACACTGTAGGAACGTTGTCCAGTAGCGCGGAAATGCACTCTTTTGATGAAACGTCGAATGGTAACTTTCATCCCTTTCTTTTCATCAGACTCAGCAATAAATGCTTCGGGGAAATAGTCAACAATGACAGCAGAGTTAGTGACTTGCATAATGAAAAAAGAAGTGGAGCGTTACAATACTAGAACAGTTTAGAGGTGAGTAATAATCAAAACGCTAAACATGCCCAACGATCTAATGAAGTGCCATAATACTTGTTGATAGTACGAGTCACACATTCATTGCACTCACTATCACAAAAACCCCATTCTTGATATGCTTTCAAATAACGATACATCACACTTTGAGCGTTGATTGCATCATCACTATCAGCAAGAAGTAGAGTGAAGAAACTATTCACAGTGTCAATAACATCATCAGGAGTGTCAATATAACACTCCCATTCGCTGCGCTTCAATGTGATTGTTTTCATGAGATGAATGGTTGCTTACACTATAAGAACACTTTAGAGGTGAGTAACTTTTATCTCACCAAATCTCTGTCCATCGCTTATGGTTTGCTTTGGACATTCTTCCTTCCTTTAACATGTTATCACATACATTCACAAACACTTGAAACTTTTGCTCTCTTGTGAGAGTATCTGCTCCATCACAGTTTTTCATGATGTTGAGCATTTGTGCTTTGGAAGTAATCATCAGTCGAAAGGAATAATGTTGTATTCAGTGAAGTTAGGATACTGTTTTTCTACCCACTTCGATAACTTTGTGTTCTGTGACTTGATGCCCTTTGATGTCTTTGGTTTGGTGGGCATTACCTTTAAAAAAGATAACGAACCCTCATCAGTTGTAACCTCAATCTTATATGTTGCAGTTGTGGTTTGCATCATCAACCTCCGAACATATCGTCGAATAGTTGTTGTGAAGAAACCTCTATCTCTTCACGGTGTTCTTGCATCCAACGCTCTTCATCTTCCATGCGTTTGATAGCAAGATGCTTGGGCAATCCTTCATGCATAATAACTTTGCCATTTGGTAGTTTGTGTTGAAACATAGTTTTTTGATAAAGTTCAGAAAAGAGTGGATAAGTTTTAACGCTATCTGTCATTCACCGAAAAAGGCAAAGTGTGCATCAACAACAAAATCAATCACGTCGTCAGTTGCATTAACATTGAAACGATCGCAGAACCAGTCAACACAATCATCAGCAGGAAGCATTGTGTCAAACATAAAATCCTGAAGTTCAGTCAGGTTGGTTTCGGAAAAGAGGTTTTTAGTGTTGTTCATACAACTGGAACACTTTCGAGGTGAGTAACTTTAATCCTTGTTTTTTTCTAGCACCATAGCACTAACTACAAAAGCAGCAATAGGTAAAACAATGAACCAATACTCAATTGCAACCCAAAGCGCAAAAATAAACGCTAGTAGTATAATCCAACCTGTGGCACTTACAACATCACCAACACCACGAGGTTCATTATATGAACGCTCACATTGTACTAAATGACCAGGGTTCTTACGTTGAACCCTAGAAATTGCATCGTGTGCTGTTGCTGCTTCAACAGTTTCAACGTATTGTTGAAAATAAGGGTCGTTTTGATTGTTGTGTATAACCCGAATGTCATACATCATAACCAGTGCTCCATGAATTCTTTGAGTGTGTAACCTTCGCCAGTAGAAGTTTCTTCTACTAACTGTTCATAACTGTAGTCCTGAAGTTCTTCACGATATTCTTCAGTTGTTTGATCTTCATCAGGGTCAAAGTCATCATGGCAGAGATAGTCCCACTCTGCACATAACGCATTGATAATATCGGCACGAGTGTATTTCATCGGACGTAGAGATAACCTCCTGCCCAGTCTGCACGGGCAAAACATTCTTCACGACTAGAAATGATGTTTAGGTTGTAGCGAACAATCTTTGCAGGTGCTTTGAATGATGCTGCTTTGTAAACTTCACCAGTTTTCTTGTCAACAAAAGCATGAACACTGCGGGAAGGTCCAAGACGACTAGAACCACCATCAGTTTCCATAATGATTTTGTGATACTTTCTACCACTTTCGATGTAGAACTTGTAAGGTTCAGAGTTAGGATGACTGTTTTTGAAATCAAGTTCAAGTGCATCACACAACATCAGTGTGTATTTGTGCACGTTAAGTTGAATTTGGTTGCGTGCATCTTGACTTGCAACGAAGTCAGCAAATTCAGTGGATGGCATAACGTTAAATGGTGCTTACACTATAAGGACAGTTTAGAGGTGAGTAACTTTTATCTCACCAAATTTTCTCCATGATGAAGTTAGCTTTGCTGAACTCTTGACGGTCAATAACTTTGAACATACCATATTTGTTAGTGATGACATAACCTTCATGCAGAGTGTGCATATCACCAATCATGCACTGAATGTCGTCACGTTCTTCAATAAAGCAGAACAAATCATCTTTGATAGTTGCAACCAACTTCCACAAACGTATCACGTTGATGTCAATATCGAATTTTTCTGCAATTTCATCTTCATCAATAGCATTCTCATTGCGAATGCAGTCATTGATATGTTTTTTGACTTTTGCAGCAGTTTTGTCATTCAACCAAGAAAACTGACACAAAGTTGCCATTTGTTTGGCAAATGCACACATATCTGCCAAATCTTCACGATGAGGATGTAAAGTTACACCAGGTTGAACAAACCGACACTTATCATTTCCTTCATGAAAAAGTTTCATTGGAGATGCAA